CGTAAACACAAAGCACAGATTGGAAAGTTCCAAAAGAACTATGACTACTATTTAGGCAAGCACAACATTTTTAATCCGTCAGGGGACGACGAGGACAAAGTAAAAGTGTGCGCCAATTACGCGAAGTATGTAGTTGATATTTCAACAGGCTACTATTTGGGAGAACCAGTCAAATACAACAGCGAAAAGAATGACGATAAACAGAAAAAAGAAGTACTTAATGCAGGTGTACAGGCATCAATCAAGAATGGAGCTGTCAGACAGTACGATTGGGAGCAGTCGAAGCAGATAGATATATCTAGAGCTATAGAAGTATACGAAAATCAGACTATATCTGAATGCGATGCAAAGATAGCTAAGTATATTGGAATATTTGGAGAAGCATACGAGCTAGAATATGCTAACAGCAAGGAACATCCAGAGCCAAGAACGACAGTAATTGACCCTAGAAATTGCATTATGGTTAGAGATAATACAGTCGAACATAATAAGCTCTTTGCAATTGTATATGAAGAGCAGGAAGACTTGAACGACGTTAAATATTATGACGTTACAGTATATACAGAATTTAATTCTAAGCGTTACCGTTCAACTAACCTAGAAGATTTTGAATTTCACGAAATATTAGACAGCGAACAGGAACATTACTTTGGGGAAGTACCAGTCGTTGAATATCAGAACAACGATGAAAGACAAGGCGACTTTGAGCAGGTAATACCGTTAATTGATGGACTTAATGAGCTATTGAGCGACAGAATCACAGATAAGAAGAAGTTCATAAACAGCTTAATGGCGCTGTTCGGAATTACGATTGACGATGACGACCTAAAAATCGTTAAGGATGAAAGATTTTTAGACGGAATACCAGTCGATGCAAGAATTGAATACATACAGAAAGTATTCGATGAAGGCAGTATGTCAGTACTTTGCAACGATATTATAAGGGAAATCCATAAGATGACCTTAACAGTCGATATGACCGACGAAAACTTTGCAGGAAACAGCTCAGGACAGGCGTTAATGCTTAAATTAATGACTATGAACATACTTGTTAAGTCCAAGATGCGCAGTTTTGAAAAAGGACTTAAAAAGAGATTCGAAATGTACAATCATTGGCTTTGCGTTCAGGGAGAAATGAATCCAATTGATAAGAAAGAGCTGGATATTGTATTTACTATTGCAATGCCGATTGATAGAACAGCGATAGTAAATATGGTAGTGAGCTTGCAGGGAATCGTAGACAAGAAAACATTATTAAATCAGCTGTGGTTTGTTAAGGATGTAGACGAAGTTCTGGCAAATCTTAAAGAAGAAAAGCAGGAAGCACAGCAGGAATATTTAGACAGCTTTGGAATGCAAAAAGCATTAGTCGAAAACGATGATGATAATGTTGATAACCCTGACGAAAAAGACAAAAAAGAGGATGAAGAGTAGATAAATGGCTAATTCATATTGGGAGAAAAGAAGCATCGATGTTGAAAAGCTGATTCAAGAAAAAAACGACCAAACAGTAATAAAGGTTAATGAATTTTTTGAAGCAGTAATGAAAGAATTAAATGAGCAAATTCGAAAGATATTCAGTACATATCTAACAGATAGCGGAATGTCTATCCAAGAAGCTCTAAAAATGCTCAACACTAAACAAACAAGGGATGCTTACAACACCTTAAAAAGAATATATGAAAGAACCGACGACCCAGACTTAAAGCAAGAAATCCTGAACAGATTGAACGCCCCAGCTTATGCAAGCAGGATAGCAAGAATTGAAGCATTAAGAGATTTGATATTCTGCGAAGCGCAGAGCGTTGGATGGTATACAGAAAAAATGCTACAGCCAAGAATGATAGACGCGTACAGTACATCATTCTACCAAACACATTATACCATCCAAAAAGGGACAGGCTTGGCCTATGATTTTAATAATTTAAGCAATCCAGCCGTTAAGGCTGCAATCGCAACCGATTGGAAAGGCTCTAACTACTCAAAAAGAATATGGAAGAATACGGACAAGTTAGCGAATGATTTAGAGGAAATCTTAACAAGAGGATTATTAAGTGGAATATCAGGCAAAAAGATGGCAACTGAACTCAATAAGAGAATGCAGTCAGGAAGATATGAAGCTGATAGACTTATCCGAACAGAAGTTAACTATGTCGCAGGGCAGGCAAGATTAAAAGCCTATGGAGACACAGGAGCGAAAAAGTACATTTACATCGCTACGCTCGACCTTAGAACGTCGGCTGTATGCCGTAAGCTGGATAAGACTATCCACTTAGTCAAAGATGCAGAGGTTGGCGTCAACTTTCCGCCAATGCATCCGAATTGTCGAAGCGTTGACAGCACATATATTGACGGTAGGGATTATTCAAAATTAAAAAGAAGAGCAAGAAATCCGATTACAGGCGAAACCGAACTTGTACCAGCGAATATGACGTACAGAGAATGGTATAAGAAGTACGTTGAAAGCGATGCAAGGGCAAGAGCTAACGAAAAAGCGATAAAAAAGGGCATAAAACGACCTTACAGAATGTCGGATGAAGAATTAAAGAAAGCAATTAAGCAGTTATCTCATTGATAGCTGCTTTTTATATGCCAAGGAAAAGGCAATAAAACCAGACGGACTAACTACAAGGCAAGTACTTGTAGGGAGTGAAAACAAATTAATGACTACAAGGCAAGTACTTGTAGGGATAAGGAGCAATCAGAGATGAGAAGAAAAGAAAGTAAACGTTTACCAATGAAGTTACAGTTTTTTGCTGAACCACCAGCACCAGAACCAGACCTACAGCCAACAGAAATTAGCTTAGATGATGTTTTTTCAAAGTTTAGCGTTGATGATATTCTGGCACGTTCGGAAGTGGAAAAGGCTATCCAGAGCCGTGTCGACAGCACGGTAACAAAGGCATTAAATACAGCAAGAGCTAAATGGGACAAAGAACAGCTTGAAAATTTAGATGAATCTAAGAGATTAGAGAAGATGAATGAAGAGCAGAGAGCTAAATATCAGTTAGACAAGGACAAAAAGGCGTTCGAAGCTGAAAAGAAGCAGTTCGAACACGAACAGTTAGTAGTATCAACAGGAAAAGAACTCTTGAACAGAGGGCTTGATGCTGATTTTGCTAAGTACTTAGTTGGTGCGGATGCAGAAAGCACACAGGCAAGAATAGACAGCTTTGAGCAGTTGTTTAATTCAGCCGTAACAAAAGCAACAAATACAAAAATGAAAGGAAATCCGCCAAAAGACCCAGAGAAAAAAAGCGCGTTAACAATGGATGCCATTAAGGAAATGACACCAGCCGAAATCAACGCAAGATGGGATGAAGTGCAGGACGTACTTTCAGGAAAATAATTTAAAAAAGGAGATTAAGAAATGGCAGTAAAAAATTTTATTCCTCAGATATGGAGCGCTAGATTATTAGAACACTTAAACAAGGCTCACGTGTATGGCAATCTTGTAAATAAAGACTATGAGGGCGAAATTAGAAACTACGGCGACACAGTAAAGATTAACCAGATTGGCGACATCGATATTAAGGACTACACAAAGGGAGCTATTGAAGACCCTGATTCATTAGACGGAACACAGCAGACATTAACTATCGACCAGGCTAAATATTTCAATTTCTCAATCGAAGACGTTGACAACGCACAGACAAATCCAAAGTTAATGAATGATGCAATGCAGAGAGCTGCATACGGAATGAATGATGTAACAGATTCATTCATCGCAAATCTTATGGCAGTAAATGCAGGAAATAAGATTGGTGATGATACTACTCCAATCGTTCCAACTAAGGAAGATGCTTACGATTACTTAGTTGATATGGGAACAGCATTAACAGAAGCAAACGTTCCACTTGTGGGAAGATGGGCAGTAGTTCCAGCGTGGTATCACGCATTATTGCTCAAAGATGACAGATTCATCAAAGGCGGAACAGATTACAACAAGGCTATTATCGAAGGTGGAGAGATTGGAACAGCAGCAGGATTTACTGTATATCTTTCTAATAATGTTCCAAACACAGCAGGCACAAAATATAAAATCTTAGGCGGTGTTAATATGGCGACATCATTCGCAGAACAGCTTGTTAAGGTTGAAGCATATCGCCCTGAAAAGAGCTTTGCTGATGCAGTTAAAGGCTTAAATGTATATGGTTCAAAAGTTCTCCAGAAGAATGCCTTAGCTTGTATGACAGTTAACAAGAAGTAAAAGAGAGGTGACTATATATGTTGGTTACAATTCTCAACAAGCAGACAGGCTATTCTACCGAATGCAGTAACGATGATGTTATCAAGATTTGCAAGGCTGATGTTGATAACTATGAAGTCAAGGAATTAGTCAAGGAAGTCAAGGAATTAGTCAAGGAAGTCAAGGTAAGAAAGCCTAAGAGAGAAACAAAGTAATTGAAAGGATAGAATATGGAAACATTAGACAGACTGAAAGCTAAATTAGGGCTTGATGTGATTGATACGACAACAGAAACATTGCTAAAGGAATATTTAGATGAAGCGTCTACGGCTATTAAGAACTATCTTGATTTAGATTATGAAAGCGTTCTTGATAGCCGTTTTGTTTCCAGCCAAATATCCTTAGCATTCACATATTACAACAGAGATATGGCTAAGAATATAAAGTCTGAAAGCTATTCAGAGGGTGTAGTCAGTCAGAGCGTAACATACGTGTCAACTAACGACTACGACGTTAAGGAAGAACAGATTTTAAATAAATTAGCCAGATACAGGAGAGTGCATGCAAAGAGACGATAGATTTAATTTTTCAAGAAGAAAAATAACAGCGAACATCAAAGAAACAAATGTATTTTCCTATGGATTTAAAACAGACAGATATGGCAATCAGGAATACAGCTATCCAGCTGAGCCGTCTGGAAGTATCAATGTAATGTGGTCGCCAATATCTAGCGAAGTTGAGATTGCAGAATACGGCGAAAGAATTAATGAGATGATGCAGGCTTGCGTTTTTTCAGATGAAGAACTGAAAGAAAAAGACAGAGTTGAAATTAATTCTAAGATGTACAACATCGTAGCAATTAAGCAATATCCAAGCTATAGGCTTATTTTGGTTGAAAGGGTGAGATAGATGGGAATAAGCATCAAAGGGCTGTCAGAGCTACAAGATAAGCTCACGAGCAACATCGAAAAGCTCAATCAAAATATGGAAGATACAGTAGGAAGGTTGGCACAGCAAATAGCTGACGATGCCAAAGACTTAGCGCCAGTTGATACAGGGCATTTAAGAGAAAATATTTTTTCGAGAGTGACTAAAGATGGCGACATAATAGCAGGCGAAGCGTATTCGAATGTTGAATATGCATCTTATGTTGAGTTTGGAACAGGTAAAGTTGGCGAATCGGCAGGGTTGCAGAGAGAAGGCATAGATTTACATTACAGGCAAACGCCTTGGAGGTATCAAGATGAAGAAGGCAATTGGCATTATACAGAAGGTATGAAACCACAGCCTTTTTTCTACTCAGCAATGAAGCAAAATGAAGATGAGCTTATGGAGAAACTTAAAGCTACAGCGGTATTGGAGATTAGGTGATATGGTAGATGCAAGAAAACAAATTAAAGAATTATTGGAAGAAATAGAAATCAATGGGATGAAAGTATCAATGAATTTTCCGAAAGAAATCGATTCAGTTCCATTGATTACTTTTTTTGAAATTAATAACAGCAATACTGATACGAAGTTCAGAGATTCAATATCGTATCAGATTGACGTGTGGGCGGACACGTTCGAAACAGTAATAGATATGGCAATGGAAGCATCAAAAAAACTTGAAAATTTAGGGCTGAAAAGGAACTATGTTAGCCCCGACAGCGACAGTATAGATGCGTCTGGACTATATCGAAAGACTTTGAGATACAGCCGACACGTAGACATCAGAACAAACAGATTAATTGATTAGAAAGCGAGGTTGTGAAAATGGCAAAAACAACTAGCACACAAAACGAAAGTGAGGTTAAAGTAATGGCAGCAGCAGAAGGAACAAAACAGGGATTAGCCAGCATTGGTATTGAAGTAAAGGTTAATTCAGTAGCTATGAATTACGTTACAGATATTGGCGATATTGGCGGAAGTCCATCTGAATTAGATGCAACTACATTTAAAGATAAAATCAAGGTGACAGTACCGGGCGTTAAGGATATTAAAGCGTGGGAAGCTACTTATTTGTTTGACAATAGTAGCGCAACTAGCGACTATAGGAAACTTAAAGCGTTAGAAGATGCAGGAAACATTGTTCCGTTAGAGGTTGCTTTACCAGACGGAACAACATTCTCAACTAAAGGCTACGTATCAACGGGAGTTAGCGGCGCTAAAGTTGACGAATTAATCAGTGCTAAATTAACAGTATCTTTACAGGAAGATTGGAAAGTTACAAATCCAGCATAGTTAGTTAGTATTTGATGGGGCTAAACGCCCCATCTTTTTGTTAAGAAAGGATTTAAAAATGAAAACATTAGAATTAAAGCTTAAAGATGGAGAAGAAGAAGTAAAAGTACATTTAAGACTTACTTGTGGAGGTCAGCGCAAATTAAAAGAAAAATACGAAGAAGATACATTAACAACATTGTTAGGTGGATTCAATGAGATAGATAAGACTATTGATATTTTCGATACAGCATTAAATTACAAGGACAACGATAATACTATCAAATCAGGAGAAGAGCTTTACGATTTGATGGTAGATAACGATTACTGCGGAATTGAAGCTTTTGCAAAAGTAGTTACAGATATAGCCGTAGCATCAGGAATTATCAAGAAGGAGCAGGCAAACTCTGTATTAAAGAGCGTTGAAGATACATACGATTCAGTATTTAACGACTTAGAAAACGTTATCGAAAAAGCAGAAAACAAAGATACACCCACAAAAAACTAGCAGAAAATCGTTAGAAGATTTGATTTTCGAAGGTAGAGTTGCAGGAATCGAATTTAATGATATATGGGATTGGACGTGGGGCGAAGTATTAGAGTTCATCAGGGTTGTTCAGGAAAGAAAACGCAGAGAGAATCAGGATAAGGCATACATAGCCTTTAAGGAAGCAGATTTAATTTCTGGGTGGATTTTTGAAAAGAAAGAAACGAGCGTTGTTGAAGCGTTCCCAACGTTCTGGACTAGCGAAGAAAGAGAAGAGATTTTAAAGCAAGCTAAAATTGAAAAATATAAAAACATAATGTTCCGATATGCGAATAAAAGGTAGGAAGGAGGTAGGAAATGACAGTTGAAGAGATAAAGGTCAAGTTTAGTGTAGAGTTGAACAACCTAAAGAAGAATCTTGAATCGGCGAGAGGGCAGTTAACCAAAGTATCAGATGCTTTCGAAGATTTGGATGGAGATATTGAAAGAGCCAAAAAATCGATGGATAAAAACGCCGAAAAAATAGCAAAAGCTTTGGAAAATGAAAAAAAGAAATATCAAAGCACTACTAATGCAGCTCAAAAGTACGCTCAAAACATTCAGGAATTAGGCGTTAAATATGATTTGGTTAAGACTAAAGCAGAGAAGTACGCAAGCGAAATAAGCAATCAGGAAAGCAAGATTAATAGAATGCAGACGGCATATGAAAAGATGTCTAATGTAATGTCATCAATGCAGATAAAAGGAAGCATTAACGAAGAATTACAAAATTTAGAGAGCATTTTAGAAAAAAATAAAACAAAGGCTCTGCAACTTGAAACAGAAATGAATAAGCTTTCAAATTCAAATTATGAAATAGGCGAAGTTGACGGCGAATTTATGAGTTATGAACAGATGGCGGAAGCTCTTAACAAGGTAGATGCAGAGAGTGAGCAGGCTTATAACAGACTTAACCAGCTAAAAGCTGGAATTAATGGCGTAGATGAAGAATTGCTTGATTTAGGCAACAGACAAGGACTTGAAAAACTAAACAACCAGATTACACAACAGAAAGGAAAGCTTACAAGTCTAAAAGCAAGCTATCAACAGACACAGAACAGCTTAAATGCTTTATCTAACAGGCAAGAGCAGGCGACAGCTAAATTAGGACAGTCTAAGCAGTCAATAGCAAGCGCTAAAGAGAGAATAATGCAGTTAAGGCAGTCGTTAGGTTCTTTAAGCTCAACGACAAAAGGGGCATTTATGGCGAATGTGTCCGCAAAGCTTAAAGCTGTTGGCAATGCTGCATCAAGCTTGATTCATAGGTTTCAAAATGGCGTGTCGTCAATTTTCAAGTTTGGCAAGGGATTGTTGAATGTAGGCAAGCAGGCAGTAGGAATAATAGGCAGATTTACTTTGCTAGGTAAGGCTGTTGGAAGTGTTAGGAATAAAATATCTGGATTCGCTTCCAATGCATCGCAGAACCTAAGAATGATTAAAAGCATAGTGATGTCGATGCTTTTAATGAAGCTATTTACCATTTTTTCGGAAGGAATGGGCAACCTTGCGAAGCAGAGTAGTGGATTTAATAGCTCAATCTCTAAGATATACAGTTCACTATCATATTTAAAGAATAGTATCGTATCAGCATTTTCGCCGTTAGTAAGCTATGTTCAACCTATGGTAAGTAGCGTCATTAATACGATAGCAGATGCTTTCAATAAATTAGGTGAGCTTATAGCAGGCTTAACAGGGCAAAAGACTTATACAAAGGCTGTATATCAACAAAAAGACTATGCAGCAAGCTTAGATGATACGGCAGATTCTACCAGCAACGCAAACAAGGAAGCTGAGAAGTACAAAAAGACTATAGCTGGCTTTGACGAAATTACAAAGTTGGATGATAATACATCATCTTCCAATAGCGGTAGCGGTTCGTCAAGTAGTGGAAATTCTGATGCAGGAGCTTGGACTACTTCCAAGGTTGATGTATCTAGTAGCTTGCTTAATTCTATCAAGGATGGTGATTGGACTAGTGTAGGCGAAGCACTAGGAAACAAAATCAATCAGGCGTTAGGCAGTATTGATTGGGGCAAAATCCAGAAGAAAGTAAATAATATAGCTAAAAACATAGCTGATTTTCTAAATGGAGCGATTAAAGCAACAGATTGGAATTTAGTAGGAACAACAATCGGGCAGGCAGTTAATACAATCTTAGGATTTTTTAATACGTTTGCAACAACCTATGATTGGAGCAAGTTCGGGAAAGCAATAGCACAAAGTCTTAACGGTGCTATGAAGGCTATTGATTGGAAGCTGGCAGGCGAAACGTTAGGGAACAGCTTAACAGGCGTATTCGATACGCTGTATGAAGTAGTTACTACTTTCGATTGGAAAAAGTTAGGCAGTAGCTTAGCAGATGCAGTTAATGGATGCGTTGATAAGCTTGACTTAGCCAAGGGAACTGCTGCAATTGGCGAAGCTGTAAAAGGATTATGTAATGCAATTGCTGAATTTTTCGAAAAAACCGACTGGAAAGCAATCGGCAAAAAGGTAGTTAAGGCAGTAACTAGCGTTGATTGGTTAGGCATTGTTATTGCAGCATTAAAAGCTGTATTCGCAATAGCTGGGGCGTTCGTAGAGCTGATAGAAGGAATCATTGACGGCATCATTGATGGAGTTAGAACGACTGATTGGGTTAAGGTCGCAAAAGAAATTTGGAAAGCAATCGTTACAGCGTTCAAGGGAATCGGCGGATTAATTCTTGAAGTTTCTCTTTATTTAGGAACAAAGGCGAAAGATTTGTGGGACGGCATCAAATCAGGTTGGAATGCAATCAAGGACAAGGCTCTGGAAGCGGAAGCAAAGCTGAAATCTAAGATTGAAACTACACGAGACCAAATCAGAGCTAAATGGAAAGAAGTATCAGCAGATTGGAGCGACAAGGTTAACGATTTAAGATTGAGTGCAAAACAAAAAGCTAGTGATATTAGAGAGTGGTGGAACAACAAAACCGCTGGATGGAGAGATAAGACTAACAGCTTAAAGTTGAACGCAAAGCAGAAAGTTAACGATATTAACAAGTGGTGGAAAGATAGAGCAGCAAAATGGAAAAATAAAGAAGTATCTTTCAAAATCAAGGCTGAAAATAAGATTGAAGAAATCAAAAAAGATTTTAAAAAAGCCATTAATACAGTTATTGCTTGGCTAAATAAGTACATTATTGATAATATCAATAAAATCTCAATCAAAGTTCCTGCAATCAAAGTGGCAG